TCCCAATGGGGTTTATGCAACATGTACGGAAGGAACATGGCCTACTTTTTATCCTATGAATTGGGATAGAAACATGAATATTTCTGGACAACAACCAAGTATTAACAATAAAGAAAACGATATACCTAAAACATCTATACCAAAATTCAATCCAACAGAGACACGAAAAGAAGAAGAGATTATACCTTGTCCTGATCCAAACTCAAATCTAAGAATTGGATCATTCGCCAATGAGAAGAGGCTAGAGCGTGTTGTCAGATTTGAAGAAGTAAACGGTGACTGTTTGCCTGTATGGGAGAAAGTCACTTACGCAGAAACCTATTTTCCTAGCGCAGGACAGGCAATCTCAACGGCAGGAATAGCTGTTATTGCTGCAACTGCACCTTTACTTTTAAACGTAATTAAACCTGCTGTAAAAAATCTAATAAAGAAAATCACTGGGAAGAAGAAATCGAATGACGATGAGGTAAAACCTGATTAGGTGGTACGACTACTTCTACATCGGCACAGGTAACTGCACTGTCTGAACCCTCTCGAAATCGGACCCCAAGTTTTATTTGCTCGCTGCAGAATTTAAGCCGACTAAGATTTATATCGTATTTAGTTTTGAGTAATAATAGCTCTTGATTCTTGATGTTTACTTTTACTGCTTGATGACAGAGATCAACTCCTTTCCCTAGTGGAATATTAAACTGAAGACTTGCACCCATATTTAAATTGAATGAGTCTTTTTCAAATCTCGGTATCTCTGAATAGTAAAGAACATCACCAGTTTCTTCATCATAGATAGGTGTTCTAGTTATATCTTTTCTTGGAGTTTGCCATGATCTTCCATCTGTAATATAAGGACTAAATGTTAAAGAAGGACTAACACATTGGATGCCTTGACTATACCTAGAAGTCGGCCATAGACCTGGGGTAATCATCGTTGCATTGTTATTAACAACTCCTGTAGAAGTTGAATTTGGAGAAGATACAGTAGTGTTTGCTATGACTGGGGTTTGGGTACCTATTAATAATATTATTGTCCAAATACACTTATGGACTCGGTCTGTGTTGAAGTCTGTATTTGCCTCGTTATTGTTGTTATCGAATCCACCCCCGGAGTGATGATTGATTCCACGAGAGTAAAGGGCTGGCCTTCGTTTACGATATTCCATCTTGGAATACTCTCCATCTGTGGTGAAGTCCATGAAAACTTAATTCCATCATGGGTTTGTTCGTTCCGTGTAATGGCAGAAGGATTGATATAAGTATCTGTCGAAATGTTGTGACCAGAGGCAGAATACGAATATCCTGAACGGAAAGTAGAAACTGAAACGACCTCATTTATTAATTGCTCACTAGTGGAAGAGGTCGTTAAACTTCCTGTACGAAAGGCAGGAATTAAAGGGGTGGCAAGGGATTTGGCACCTATTAAAGTACTCAATAGCAAAAGCCATTTAATCAATTTCTATCGTCACCGTTGTTGAGCCAACACAACTTGTTCCAGAACCTCCCGCCACGCAAGTATGGACCCCACTGGACAATGATGTAAGCGCTAAGTCACCTTTTACACCTCCGCTTCCTATTGTCGTTGTACCGCTTAATACAGGTAAGGCGGCAATACCTGCGCTAGGTGTAACAGCAGAAGGCGTAGAATCGCCCATAAAAATTGATTCTGTTTTAGAAAAAGCAGATCCAGCAACAGTTACTGATGTATCTGTATTTATTAAGGCCGGTACTTGATTTGTTAATGATCCTAAATTCAATCCTCCTATCTTTCCAGAGGTTGTTGTGTCTCCAACAGTGACAGAAGGGGTGATGTTATTTCCAGACAAACTGTATGTTGTTCCTGCTTTATTGGTAACAACATAAGGTGCCTCTATGACTATTTGGGCAGAGGTGACATATTTAGCCGTGATGTCTGCCATAGCTGCTGGGCTTCCTGTTAGAAGCAGTAGCGTGAGTAGTCGCTTCATTTGATCCCCGCCTTCGTATCTTTGTTATCTACTATAACTTTATCTTTCTTTTTGTTGCCATTCTTTCCTTTCACGTTTATCCCAAACTGGCTAAGACTAGCCGACAATAAGCCTGCGGCAAAAGTTGTATCGATTTGCCTGACTGGGTTTCCGAAGTAACTCATTGAAATTACTCCTAGCGACCACGCAAGAATAGTCAATTGAACTAAGCTGGCGAGCCAACCTGAGCCACTTTTTTCTTCTTCTTGTTCTTCCATAGTTGCTCTGCATAGGTGTTGCTTATAGCCTAGGGTAAATTAACGCATTTCCCTATGCTTATTTTAATTAAACCAATCCTTTTCGCTTTCATCAAGAGCGATTCCGTTAAACGCCTTGTGATAGAACTACTTGAGAAACTAGCCCAGTCCACTGATAACAACATAGATGATCAAGCCGTAGCACTCATTCGAGACAATATTTTTAAGCTACAATCAAAGTAAGTAATCTACACAGGTGCAACTATGCCCAATAACTCAGAAGAACTAGAGAGATTACACACCTTAACTATTGCTGCTGTTATCCATCGTGTAGAAAATGGCGGTCAAGATGATGACGGTAATTACAAACCCGTCAGCAATGACGATCTGAGACTGGCTGCTCAACTGCTCAAACAAAACAACATCACCGCTAATTTGGCAGAGGCAGACAACGAAAGGTTAAAAGCAAATATGGCTAAGAAGTGTGATTTCTCTGCTATCAAAAAGAAGTTAGAAGAAAGTATCTAAAGCCAAAGCAAAACCCCCTAGGAATGAGCTAGGAGGTTTTGTCCATCCAATAACTTACTTACTTGTGGCTAGTAAATTACTTAGATAATTTAACGACTTTTTTGCTCTTATTCAACTCCTGTAACCTTGTTTGTTGTCTTCTCAACTCAAGGCAATGAGAGCAGAAGCATATAAAAACTTCTCTCTCTTTAGTCTTCATGCTCTTGCAACTCCACCGTAGGCTTTATGGTTATTTTTTGGTATGAAGCCACAGGCCAAATCATCAATTGATGCACCTGTTTCATCAAACCAAGCTTGTCTCATTAACTCATCTAATTCTTCCTGACGCTCAAATTTTCTCCTTTGCTGATCTTGTGCTGCTGCATCAACAAAGAACTTAACGCCAAGACTTAAACAATCAATTTTATCGTCCCATAACAAACTACCTCTATCTGTTGTTATGCGACTCATGGAATACATCAATGATCGTTGATGACCATTTTCAGGATCACGTTCACCACTTGCATAATCACTTTTAATCACTGATCGACCAACTATTAAACGATGCTGCTGAACTAATGGTGCAAGGGTATCTACTATTCTCCTTTCCTTTTGAATACTGACTCTGACTTCTTCTATAGCCACTGGATGATGTCTCAACATGGCAGGTTGTAATAAAGCAGTAAACATTCCATCACCCATGTTTGATTCACTAACAACCTGAGTTACATTCCATTTCTTTGCGATCTTTGCCAACATCTCTAATACATCTTTTCCATAACCTTGTGTCGTACCACCACATTCCAATAAGAAGAAATTACCGTTTAATTCAGCAATCACACTCCAAGCTAATTCGTCTGACTTAGATCCTCCTCTTCCTGCTGGGTCAATTGCTAACACACATCTCCATGTATCTTTTGATGGTATCCATCCATCAATATTCATTGGCGAATGGTAATAACGATCAGCACCCATCCCAACACAAATTAAATCTTGTACTCGTTGTTCTGGTGCAGATCCCCATACCACTGTTTCAGGTAATGCTTTGCCATCTAAATCCATCACAATCAAATCTCCTAACCTGATTGGATAACGATCTAACGTACTTAGTCGGCAATTCAATTGAAACTGCAACTGAACAGCAGCCCTTGTCATTCTTGTCTCTCTCTTTAATAATTCCTCATGCCCAAAGCGTTCAGGATCAGTTGGTTCACCAGCAATTTCTGGATTCTTTTCTACGGCTTCCTTGATGTCTGGGGCTAGGTGTTCTTCATAACAATCCCACTCATCTGGGTCGCTTGGATTAGGAAATCTCGCAGGCCAAAACCTAATAGAATAGCTACGTTCCCTTACCAGCCTTAGATATAAACTTGACTCTAAGTGTGGCGTACCTAGGTATCGAATTTGTCTTGGGAAGATTTGTTGTACGCCTCCCATCGTGTAATCCCTAGGTGCGTTTGCATCAAAACCCGGATCATCTGGTTTGATGATTGCTTCTAATTCCGTAACTGCTTGTGCTAATCGTTCTTGCTTTAAAGGTGTGATCGAGTTATTTAACGTCTCTATATCATCTGGTAATGCCAACGTACAGCGTTTACCAGTCAAAGATGGACTCAATATCCCTACTGTTCTTACAGACGGACTCTGGTCGATTACAGCAGGCCCAACATCAAATGCCTTAAAGCTTGACCTCCCATCAGGTCTTGGTTCTAAACATCGCAATATATCCACATCCCTAATACATCTCGCCATAAATGTCGCTACCTCCTCTGCTTTCTCAGCAGTAGCAGCAGGAATTAATATCTTTTCAGTAAAAGGATCATGTCTTAATCTCCATAACGCATAAGCACCACTTTCAAAAGATTTACCTAATCCTCTATACGCTGTAGTAATACACCTATCTGGCCCTGTCTCTAACCACTGTGCCACACTCAATTGTCTTAGCGTCGGTGTGTCAGCTAGACCTAGTTCCCTTAACAAGTAACAAAGGAAATGTGGGAAAGGCCATAACCCTTCCGGTAATGGACTCCAGCTCATAAAGAGAACCCTCCAGCCTTTACGACCAAAGGGTTCTCCCAACAACCACTAACCAAATAGGTCAGTGAACTTCCCAGCACCACCTGTAGAAGTATTCCCATCTTAGTCCTCTTCTGTCTTAACTTCCTCTTTTTCTGCTTCTTCTATTACTGGCTTATTCTCTTTCCCAATCGCTTTCATATATACATCCACTGGAACATCACTTCCATACTGCTGCAATCCTAATCTCATCCTCTCTTCATTACTTACATACATGGGTGCAGCGCAATTAATAAAACAATAACTAATTATTCACTCACTATCCATAGCTTGTCTGAATTGTTTCATAATCAATGATCTCTTTTGACTACCACCCGCACATGCAATATAAGGATTAATCAAAAAATATACCTCCCCTGTCCTCTCCTCCTTCACCCTTGCTACTACTAATTCCTGCTGCAGCCTTTTAATTCCATTACAACAAGCAGATACACCAATCCCTAAACGCTTCGCTAATGCACCAGCAGTCATTCTGATCTTCCCACTCCTCCAACTCATCTCACTCATTAACCCAACCAATATCGCCATGTCCCTTAGCTGAATCCTCCTGTCCCTTAAACCAACCAATAAACCATCCATTTCCTCTGTATATAACATCAGAAAATCTTCTTGGTCTGTACTACTTCTCATAGGTTCCTTGTGCTGATTTACTTATTGGCACACCTAGGTGTCACTACTTTTCTTAAGGTTTGTTCGACCCAGTCATACCAACACATCTAACATACCATAAATTAAATAACTTAAATCTAGGTGTGTGCTTTTTAAATCTATAACTCGCCTATTTTGCAGCGACTCTAGACTCTCTATAGGGGAACCCTCTTTTTTTTACGGGAACATGTACATACACACCTACATACATATACACCTCCTCCATTTTATTCCGTAATTTTTTTTTCCATTTTTGGGTCCCATCTTTAGGGGGGTAGATTTCTCCCGGCGCGAGACGTTTCCCCCATTCAAAATTTCAAAAGAACAAGAAAAAAAAGATCAAAAGACTACTAGGGATGTTTATTTTTTTAGGGGATAGGGGGGTCTTCTTAAGTATTAATTAGCTGAATCAATTGCAATGACTTAATTGTTATCAGATAACTAATCTGATGACAGTTGAAAGTATTACTTAGTAGGACTAATTGAAGGGGTAAGGGGTGGCTAAGAGGGTGAAGAGTAGGACTAAGGGATTGTGACAGAGTGTAAAGAAGGAGTTGCCTCCT